GAAACCTGTCGCTCAAGCCGCATCCGGTGTCGCCACCATGTGGGCCTTCCAAGGCCTGCCGGGCGCGCACGCGCCCGTCGGAGCGGTACCATGCATCGATGGTGCTGCGATGAGGGAGGAGTAACGAAGGCTTCCGCCAAGGAGATTCTTCATGAACCGCGCAATGGCGGATACTTGGCGAAGTAATGACTGTCCAGAATGGACGTTGTTGGCGCGGCTGGCTGGGATCGAACCAGCGACCCTTGGCTTCGGAGGCCAACGGTTTCTCCCCTGCGGACTCGCTTTAACACTGCAACTCATTGATTTTTCAGGATAACGCACTCGGCAACAGGAAGCAACAAGTAGCAGTGTTAGGAAGAAAATCAGGCCATTTTCTCCCCAGATTTCTCCCCACAATCAGACATCCGATTTACAATTAGTCAACTTTTGATGTTGACGGAGGCGGAATTGGACAAAGAACTTCGGCTCGACTGGAAAGAATTCAGCAAAGGCGCAGGGCATTGGCTCAAGCTCTTTGACGATTCATTCGCTTTGGATGGTGTGCCCCTGTATGCACGCCCCCTACGCTCGGCAATGAGGATGGTGAACGAGGCAATGCCCGAACTCCCTTACGGAGACTCGAAAGAAGATAGCTATTTCCATAAGGAATGGTTTTCGGCTTTAGTTGTCGCTATACGCCATTGGTACGACGACCGTTATGGAGCTGATGCCCTCACAGCGGCGAAGACGACGCTACCCGGATTGGCGATGCTCTACGGCACGCCTGTACGGCTCGAAATTAGAGAAACCCTAGCTAAGGTTGAAGTTGAAGGAGAGACGTCTTGGTGTATCTGGCCAGATTCCATACATGACACTGAGAGCGTTCTTTCATTCCTCCCTCACAAACCTAATCTGCACGCGTTAGAACCAGACGCACGTGCTAAGTTTGAGGAAGACGTTGGGACTGTCGTGCGACGTACTCGTACTATGAACCTTGCGCTTCAAGCTGCCTCTGGTCTTCCGGATGAAGGCAGGCAAATGGTGCCCGGCGTTATCCGTCACATCGAGAAAGGCGTGTCTGATATTCTCAGCCTGAGCCCAGCCAACGCAGCAGTTGCCGTATGGGAGTTTCATTTGGCAGTCGAGAAAGCGTTCAAAGTGTATCTGCATCAAAACGGTAACATCCGCAAAACCCATGACTTAGCGACCCTTTACGAGCGCGCACAGGACTGCGGTTTATCCGTAACGGAAGCCGTGCTAAAAAAACTTCCCTTCTGGAAAAAATCAAGCGACTATCGCTACGCTGAAGAAGAAGTGTATATCGAGCACGCTGTTGAAATCTATGATGCTGCTCTACAGCTAGTAGACGAAATAACATCTAAATTGCATCGTAGGTTAGTCATCAACAACGGCGCAATCCTGATGCGGAAACCCAAATGGGTAGGACGTAATTAGCCCGGCCAGGGCAGCCGACCGTCGAGCCCCACGGGACAGCGCTATAGTGATAGAAGAATCGCTACGCCGGTAGCGATGACGGCAACCGCCAAGGCTGCCATTCCACAGGACACCAGAAACACCAGTGCCCGCTGCGGGTCCTGCATGATTTCTCGTATCTTCATGGCTTACGCAAAGTCTCCGTCGTCGAGGGGTGCAGCGCGGTCGTGCTCAGAAAGCTCGTAGTCGTTGAAGTCCATAGAGTCTCCAGATTGACAAGTCAATATTACCGGAAATCGAGCCGGGTTAACAGCCCTCATCCGTGGCATCGTTGGCGACGGCTGGCAGTTGCAATCTTCGAGCCTGTGCTGCTTTAGCCAGTCCGCGCCGACGTTCAAGCCGCCCCGCCATGGCGCAATACGCCACCGTGGTCTTCCCAGTGCTTCACGGCATCCAGGCTGTAATAGACGCGGCCAGCTTGCTTAACGAAGGCCGGCCCTCGGTTGATGTATCGCCAGTTTTCGATAGTCCTCTTGTTGTATGGCCGCGGGTAGCGAGCGGCCAAGTAGGCGGCAAGTTCAGCAGCAGTAAGGTAGGTAGGTTGCATAGTAAGCACTCCGGTAATCGTTCGTGCTATGTGTAGCAACCGAGTGTTTAGTCGTGCAAGAGCAAGGATTTCAGTCGACGCCCCCACTGCTGGGCGAAAAACCCGTAAACTATCGGGATGGACAAAATTCTTTCCCTTTTTGACGAGCAACAGGCGCCGACACCGGCGCTGTCTGATATTTCTAGCAACAAAGCTGAGATTCTCATTGGCGATGTGCGTCAAGTCCTGCAGAGCATTCCAGACAACCACTTCCGGACCTGTGTGACTTCACCACCATATTGGGGGCTGCGTGACTACGGTATCGAAGGGCAGATTGGCGCTGAGACAGATGTGCGAGAGTACATCAAGGACCTCGTGGCTGTTTTCCGAGAAGTGCGCCGAACGCTCACGGACGACGGCACACTGTGGCTGAATATTGGCGACAGCTACACCTCAGGCGGCCGGACATGGCGACAGGAAGACTCGAAGAACAAAGGGAGGGGCATGACCTACCGGGCAGACACGCCGGAAGGCCTGAAGCCGAAAGATTTGATTGGCGTCCCATGGCGCCTGGCGTTTGCCCTCCAAGAGGATGGCTGGTATCTGCGCACGGACATCATATGGAACAAACCGAACTGTCAACCAGAAAGCGTCAAAGACCGCCCTACTCGCTCGCATGAGTTTGTGTTCCTGCTCAGCAAGAGCCCGAAGTACTTCTACGATTGGGAAGCAGTGAAAGAGCCCGCCATCGACCAGAAGCAGGGCTCGAAAAATCGCAGGACGGTTTGGAACATCAATACGGAGCCGTACAAGGGGGCACACTTTGCCGTGTTCCCCCGAGCGCTCGCACGCCTTTGCATCCAAGCTGGCTCTCAGCCAGGCGACCGCGTGCTCGACCCGTTCTTCGGCAGCGGCACGACCGGCGTTGTCTGTAATGAACTTGGCCGGATGTGCACAGGCGTTGAGCTCAACGAAGAATACGCCGCCCTGGCGACCCAGCGTTTAAACCAAGGACGCTGAGTCGAACGACCAGGTCGCGTGAACGATGCAGAGGTCCTTACGCAAGCTCTTGATTTGCAGCTTGCGTTCGGTCCCACCATCGAAGTAGAGCGAGAATTTCAACCGCCCGGCAGTGTCGTACACATGACCGTACCCTGGCTTTGGAGTCTGCTTACTCTCGTTCCGCATTTCTAACGTCGCGTTAGCGCTTTCACGCAACAGCGTCATTGGAATCTCCACCAGCTCGTAGAGAAAACCCGTGGCGCCCTGCCGGTGGCACCGGAATTGGAACACGCGCTGGTAGCTATTCATGTGCGCGAGGAATTGGTCACGCAAGAGCGGAAGCTCCCACGCGCCTGAGCCAAGTTCCATAACTTTCGAGATGTGAAGCAAGTCAGCCTTGATGCTAGCGTCGGCCTGAGTTTTCAGGCTAACAGCTACGCCATCGACGGTAATGTCGTGGCCAGGGTTGCCCCGCTTCGCCAGCGTCGCATCGTGGCCAGCTCGCCTCAGTGCGCCCTCTAATGCGTGCTCAAAACTTTCTTTCGACAACGGGCGCTGCGCCATGGAGTGGTGCGCTAGCAGCGCGTCGCCAATGTGGCTCAGGCCTGTATCGGAAATGAAGTCACTCTCGGGATTGCGATAACCGACGGTTGCGGTCGAGAGCTTTGCAACCAAGTTCTTAACCAACAAGATTTGTGACGGCGTCAACGCTTCGAGCGCGAGTGCGATGTCTTTGATGATTTCCTGCCGCTGCTGCTCGTCCATACCACTCCAGAAAAAGATGTTTTTACCATCTTTATTCTACTATTGTTTTTAGACAATACTAAGTGTTTAGGTATCGAGAATAGCTTTGATAGCAAGCTGGACGCGCTCTTCGCTCAGGCCCAATCGGTCATCAGTGAGTACCAGCCGTTCACGAGCTGATGCTGGCCACCCTGAAGGGTCATTGTCGATGGCGAACCATGACGCAGGCCGGCGCCGCTCTACATCTGCGAGCACTTGCGCGCCACGCGCCATAAAGTCGAACTCGAGCTTCTGCGTTTCACGGATATCGAACGTAGCGCCGACCACGCGCGCCTGCAGCGCTGGTGACAGTTTGCCCTTAGCGGACTCGAGACTTAGCTGACGCACCCAAGTTGTCGCTAACACGATGCGCGTCGCATGCGGTGCGAGCAGCTCTTCAAGGATGGGCATCCATTCAAACAGCACGCGCCCGGGCGTAGCAATGTGGATGCCCCGCTCGAAGCTGTAGTACACCGCATCATCGTGCAGCACGCCATCGAAGTCGAGGTAGCAAATCTCCATCGTTCATTCTACCGCCATCGTCGCGTATGAACATCAGCCTGGTTGCCTAGCGCTGCTATCAAAGATAGCGGCTAGTAAAACTAAGGGGCTCCGCGGAGCCCCTTCTGCATTATGCAGGCGTCTCGTTGTCGTAGATTTCAAGTGCTTCCAGCAGTTCAGGAGGCACCTTGCCCATGCTCCTCCGAATCTCGAATGCCGGCACGAATAGCACCGCTCCGAATTCGGCACCGTCTGCAATCGCCGCCTGGAAGTTCTCGTCGAAAATGCGGAGGATGAGTCGCAGCGAGTTGAAGAACCCGCCAATGCCGACCTCGGCGTACCAAGCAGGGAACTCGGCAACCATCAGCTCGAGCGTCTTCAAATCGTAGGACATCTGCGATGCGGCTTTGTCCGCGCCCAGCTTCACCACGCGAGCGGCCTTTTCCGTTTTTACTCGGGGCAGAATCTCAGGGCCGGTAGCCAGGCGCGCTTCGAGCGCGTCGACAAGCGCCGTGCGGACAGCTTCTGGGCTTTGGCCAGCGGCTTCAGCCTTGGCTGCGGCTGCGTCGATTTCGCGAATCAGCATCATTACGGCTGAGAACGATGCGTCCAAGCCCGGCCCCAAGTCTTTCTGCCAAGTGAGCAGTGCGTTGCCGAGGCGGGTAATCCCGCCGAGTTCTCGTTGTTCCAAATCGTTCATACGCACCTTTAGTTATTGAGAGCAACATTCTACGCGGAGACTTTTAGCCAATGGTGGTGCGGTAGCTACACGAGACAACACTCCCTCGAAAGCTACTAATGAAATCCGCCCTACCACCCTCGGAGCATCTGTAATGGGTGCCTCCAGCTACCAGCGCGACCGCAAGCGCATCTACGAAGAAGCCCACGGCCGTGGCAAAGGCTTTCGGAAGGCCGCTCTGAAGCGCCTGGACAGGGAGTACGACGTGGAGCCCATCCGTCGTGGCGGCAAAATAGTTGGAGTTCGCTTCGAAGGCGAGACCATCATGTGCCGCAAGAAGTCCTTCGCCTCGCGCGACTTGGCGCTGGACTCGCTTCGCCAAATCAAGAACGGCCAAGCGAAAGGCCACGAAGTGCCGCGGCGTATCTATCCATGCCCGCACTGCTGCCAGTTTCACCTCACGCACCTGGTAAGTCGCGAGCAGCCGGCCGATATCGACTACGAAGATTAGAGTACTTATTCTAATCTTTCCGGCGAGACGGGATTCGTGCAGTTTCGTGTAAATGCGAGCGCTATACGATGGAGGAGCTAGCAAAGATAGCCGGCTCCACAACCCACCAAATGGAGCTACACAATGAAATACGAAATCAACACAGTCGCACAGTTCAAAGCCGCCCTTTTCGATGACCTGAACCAGCACTTCAAAGCCAACGACCCGATTCGCCTTGACTTCAAGTTGTTCAATCAGTACGTCGACGACTACGCAGCAGGCACAGACGACATCCGCAGCGTCTCGAGCACTCCGGCCACGCGCACCCGCAAAGCCTGGTTCGCCGAACTGAACGCCTAATCACTCTGCCCCGCCACGTGTGGGGCTTATCGCTATACGTGTTTCGGTGGTAGCGCTTACCGATAAACGTGGCCATTCAGTCTTCAAAACTAGGGGAATCAAAATGAAAAGTACCAATCCGGATTTCGGCATCTACTCCGTTGCATTCGAAAACGGCGACAAGTGTCATGTCGAAGCATTCGAACCGCGCCATGCAGAAGCTCTGGCATGCGAACTCGCCGGTCAGCGTGCTGCAGCTCATTGCCAGTTTATGCGAAAGCCAACACACGAGGAAATGCAGAGCGAGCGGCCGTACGCTCGATACATGCCGCATGCAGTAACGCAGTAATTCCAAGGCCCGCGCAAGCGGGCTTTTCTTCGTCTCGTGCAGTGGCGTGTAAAAGCGGTGCCTATACGTATCAGACCCCTACGAACAAGGACCTGACCATGTGTATCACCCATGCTTTACAAAACCGAGCTACTCACCTGACCGAGCTCATGATGGCTCTTTCCGAAATGGCCAAGGCAGTACAGCGAGGTGAGCCATTACCGCCTCTGACGCCGGCGCAAGTCGAAGGCATGCTGCTCACCGTCGGCGAATCGCTGCTAGCTAATCACCGCGCGCTCCGGGCCGCCAAGGAACAGTGCGCAGCTGCTTAACTGCGTATATTGCAATGAATTCAATAAGGGGGCTTTCGCCCCCTTATTCTTTTGCCTGTGTACCCGTCACACGCTACGCTTCGACGCCCAAGGGCAGCAGGCCACGGATGTAGTCAGCCATGCCTGGACGGGTCGCGTCTCGCCACTTCTGCAGCGTCGGCAAGCGGCTTGGCCGGTCGCAGCAGATGATGAACGCCAGAGGCCCCTTCGCCAGCTTGACGATTTGCTGGCCAGCGATAGCGGTTTGCGGGTGAGCCAGGTAGACGCCGAGCAGAGGCTTGCACTCTTCATTGAACAGAACCGCGTCGAAGTGCGCCCAGTCGTGTCGGCCCAAGAAGTTCCGGGCGACCGCGCGGCGACCAACAGGGGTCCAGCTCACGCCCGTGGTCAGCAGCCTGTGGCACAAGTCGATGACGGGCGCCCGGACATTGTGGTCGGCCAAGCTCAAGTTGTAGCCGTCGGCAAACCAGGTCTGCGGCGCCTTCCCGGCCGGCCAATCTGTTTCGGCCCAGTCGGTCTCGTACTGCTCGTTGAGCACGGCGGCGCCCTTGTGCGTAAGCACGTAGCCACGAGGAACGCCGGCCGGCAGCACTTCAGGCACTTTTTCACCAGGCCGCTGGCGCAGGTCGCGGGCCAGGACATAGCCGTTTTTGGCCAAGGTGCTCAGCATGCTTTGCGCCATCACGTGGGCGCTCCGCTCACCGTGGGAGGGCCAGTTCAGCTTCGCCACGTCCTTTGTGGCGAGGTAGCCGAAGCTGCCGAGAAACTGCAGAACGAGCATTTGCTGCTCAGTTAGGGTTTTCATTGTAGGACTTTCACAAAAGTTGTTGGAGCCCCTGTTGCATTTGCACGGGGTTACACGATGTGTAGCTACAAGTGCTCCACGCCTGCATTTCCCCTAGGAAGTAACTCTGCTCTGGCGGCCAGGCTGTCCCCTGACAACGGCCCAACCCACATACGCCCCGACCGAAGGACAGGGAGCCAGGACTGCTGGCGGGGAATAAGACCCCTCGCTACGCTCGGTACGCCTCTCAGACCTGCAATACCTACCTACAAGTCCTCCCGAGCCGCAGAACCCCCTCTTGTTTTCAATTTAACCCCGGCCTCCCGCATCACTCGAGCCGCACCCTTGCGCCGGCGCAAGGCGCCCGGAATGCCGCACTCCTCACACCTTTTGTTTTCAATGCTTTGGTCCTTCCCTTCTCGAGCCGCGGCCCTGGACTGCTGCTCTCTCCAGCAGAGCTCCCCTATTGTTTTCAAGGCGGTGTGCCTGGACCCTTGCGCCGGCGCAAGGGGCAGGACTCCCCTTTGCTTTCAATGCTGGCGCTGTAGGTTTTTTATGGCTTAGGGCTCCCGGTCGCAGCATGGCGCAGTACGCTCGAGGGGGCAAAACGATGGAGGATGCGATGGAGTACGAGTTCACACTCAGATACAGCATTGAGAGCAATGTCGACGACGCGCTAGAGCGCCTGGCCGCGGCGGGGTGCACAGATGCACTTGTGGGCCTCGGCCGTCTCGGGCAGTTGTGCTTGGAGTTTAGGCGAGCGGCAGAGTCGGAAGCTGCTGCAATCGAGAGTGCTAAGGCAGACATCGGACGTGCGCTCCCGGAGGCAGTGCTAATGCGTTGACAACAAAGGGGGGGGGGCTGCGCCCGGCGAGGCCGGGGTGCAGGACTACCCGCATCGCTTCCGCCCGCTACGAGCGGTTGTTGGCAAAAGGCGTACAGGCCTATTGCGCGAAGTCGCCCATCTGGAGAACGCGCAGCTAGTTTCCTGGGAGTGCAGCACATCGGTGACGCTGCTTCGCATCGCCCCCGTGTTTTCTCGCCGCTTCGCCGGCGTGAATACCCGAGAACACTACAAACCATCGCCGTGAGTCTCCCCGTATATGGCCCCGAGTTCTGGCCCGTCGTACCCGTCCCACGCTGCGCGCTCGACGTCGCGGGTTGTCAGCTTGGCCGGGCGGAACTGCCGCGATAGCGGCAAGGATTCCTTGTAATCAAAAGGGGGTTTTCGAGGAGCTGGGGCCGGTCTTGCGCCGGCGCAAGGGTGGTGATAGGGGTCAGCCGGCCAGAGGGGCTTTCAGCCGTGGCAGGGGGCCTTGCGCCGGCGCAAGGGCTGGCGCTGGAGGGAGTGTTGAGCTATTGGGGGCGCTGGTGGGCAGTATCTAGGGCTGCGCAGCGTGCCCGCAGGTCGCTCGCGCGGGAGGGCGTGGCCCGAGCCCTTTGGGGCGAGGTTTTTTATCGAAATCTGCAAAACGTATAAAACTGGACCGTCATTTGTGTAGTCGAGTGCTATACGGTGTATTAGGAACTCAAGCAGAGTGAACGAGATGAAGGTTAGCTGGGCAGACTAAAGCATCGGTGCCGGTGTTTCAGCCTGCCTAGCTAGCGGGACCGACGGCATCAGCCCCGGTTTAACTTCATGGAGTTTCACTATGTTCGCAATTATCTCTGTAATCGTTCTGTGTGCCGTCGCAGTGGTCGTTGTTCAAGCCGAAGCGTACGCACTACTCAAGGGCATCGAGTTCGGTCTGAAGTGCAAGGGAAATACCGCTGTAGAACGCTGCAACATTGCGTTCAACCGTTACGGGTGGGGTAGCGTGGTGTTTCACCAAGCAGCTTGTGCCCGGCTCGGTAAGAAACCAGCGTATCGCCTCGAAGTTCCGGTAGCGCTGGTATGGGTGACGGGTGTCGTATACCGCGGCGCTGAATTTCAGGGAACTCCGTTTGCCTTCGCGCTAACTACGGCGATGGGTGCAGCCGCAATCGTGGGTATCGGTTTCTTCGCAGCTGCGTATGGCAAAGCGTTCGTCGCAGCACGCTCTGAGGTCTCGACTCACCAAGAACAAGGAACTGGGTACGTCTACTGATTCATTATTCACAAAACCCCGGCATGCCGGGGTTTTTTCATTGCTGACGCACTTCGATTTTGACTGTGGCGAGCATCTTCGTGAAGTCGGCTTCAGTCAGCGGCTCGTATTTCGTCCCCGGCTCTACGCCGGTTGGCAGGACTTGTGCCAAGCAGGCACCGAGGGCAATCAGCAAGAACGTGGTCAGCATTTGAATCTCCTTGGATGGATTAGTGCCAGGATAGCATTGCTAGCAAGCAAACAGTAAAGCGCTACTGTTTATCCGTCAGAGACGTTGTAAACATGCGAAACAATGAGTTTTTCGCCTGGCTGGATGGAGCCTTGCGCCGGCGCAAGGTCTTAGGCGCGGCACAACAAACGGCACCCGCAGGTGCCGTTTGTGTGTGGGCTTTGGTTAGCTCGCCGGTTCCCAGGGCATCTTCGGTACGATTACCTCAGGCAACGTCATTGCCCAGCGCTCGAGGAACTCCTGGTCGCTCAGCTGGCAAGATTTCGCGGCGGCTTGCAGACGGGCCTTGGCTGCAGGTGTCAGGCGTACGTTGAACTGCTGGAGCTTTGGCGGGGCCTTAGCGACGGGCACGGGGGCGGCTGGCGCTGGCTGCGCAGCTGGGGCGGCGAGTTGCGTCGCGTGGGCTTTCGCGGCCGCGCGGACGGCGTCGAGCGAAGAAGTGAGGCTTGGGGATGTCTTGGTTTTCATTATTTGCTCCGGATGGCGGTGGTGAGAATTTCTACAGAGAGTGCGTCGAGTTCAGCGATGGCGTCATGGTTGGTTCGGCCCGGCATCTGACGCAGAGCCAGGCCACGCACTGGTGCTTCGCGGTAGACAGTGCGAGCCGCGAGCTGGGCACGGGCCGTTGGCCAAGTCTTGCGGATGTGACCAGCCATCTCCGTTGCGAGATTTGTATACGACGCTTGGCTGACAACGACCAGTCGCGGGACCGAGGGCCGGCGCAGTTCGGCAGCGATGTGCATTGCATCCGTAGCCCAGTAGTCAAGCGGGCTGCAACCGCATGGGATGACTACCAAGTCGGCTACGTCCAGTGCGGCCAGCGTTTCTGGCGCGGTCGACGACGGTGGGCAGTCGAGCAGTACGACGTCGTAGTCCTGCAGCTCAGCGAGTACGGCAGCCAGGGTTTCGGCATTGGCGGGCACTACCTTGGCAGGGAACTTACCCTCCCCAGCGGCAGACCACATGCTGGCGCTGGCCTGCGGGTCGAGGTCGACTACGGCGACCGTGTAGGTTTCGCTGGCCAAGTTGCCGGCAGTGAGCATGCACGTCGTCGTTTTCGACGAGCCTCCTTTGTGATTCGCTACAGCGATTTTGAGTTTCATTGTGTGTCTCCGGGTTTATAGGTTGTCGATAGCTTTGCTATCAATACGTATAGGCACCGCCTACACGCGACTGCATGAATGGTCGGTCGCTAGACAGGCGATTGAGCTTTGCACTCAATAACAGCGACGAAGAAGACTCCGTCAGCGCGCCGCTAATCGCATATAAAAAATATTTTCGTTCCGGCCTAAAAAACACCCGATTTTTGAAATGGCGGTGACTACACATTGGACAGGCAAGCTTTTTTGCCTGGGCTACTACGGAACCCGACCAATGAAAAACAACAAAATCGCCCTGTCGCCTTACCTGCGACTGCAACTTGCAGGCTTCGACATCGAAGTTCGCAATCACTCCACGAAGTTCAAAGTTCTGCTGAAACGCGGTGCCGAAAACATCGCTATCGCTGAGGCTCCCCGCGGCGGTGGAACTGCTGCCCAAGCGCTCGAGAAAGCCCGCCTGAATGCCTGGGGTCCCACCAGCGTTTTCTACAACGTGATGGAACGCTTTGCTGACATCGCTGAAACCCTGGCTGCTCGCTAATAACAAAAACAAAGGACGCAGAATGAATATCGAAAAAATGGCTGCCGCAATCAACGCATGCAACACGCTCGAAGAACTCGAGGTGCTGATGCCGTCGGTTCGTGACGACTTCGTGCTGCTGGCGCTGGCTGAAGAGCGCACCGGCGTGCTGCTTGAGCAAGAAGACATCTTCGCTACTGGAAGCGTTGCTGCACCGGCTAAAGCGGCTAGCATTGATAGCAGTGACGAGGAAGAGGAGTACGTGCCGTCAGCACGCAAGGTGGCGGCCGTGGCTGCTGCTGTAATGGGCACACCTGCTCCATCGGCCGATGCCGTAGCAGCGTTGGAAGCAAAGAAGGCTCTGCGTGCTGACCTGGTCGCCAAGATTGCCGCATGCAGCGATGCGGATGTGCTGACGACGATGGTCGTGCCGGAACTTGACCTCGCTACCCGTGCTGCCGACCTGAAGTCTCTGCGTGCCGATATCAAGGCCTATGTACAGAGCCGCCTGAAAGCCCTGGGCTCGGCAAAGCCAACAGCCGCTGCAATGCGCGAGATGTTTCCAGAATTGACTAAGCGCGCCATGGCAACGGTGGTCAACATGACGCACTACGGTGTTGCTCAGCGCGTCGTGGCAGGCACTGATGGCGACCTGCGGTACAACATCGACCTCGAGACATGGATGTCTTGGGACGGTCGCCGCTGGGTGACCCTGCGTCCGGCGCAAGTAGGTGCAATCGCCCGCGCCATGGCTAATCAAGTGAAGACTGAAGCGGCCATGCTGCCAGGCGTAGACCTCGACAAGCTTGACGTCGTCGACAGTGACAGCTTCCGCCGCGGCGTGATGGGTGAGATGCTGGCCGCCGACACAATGCACATCGAACAGTCTGAACTGGACGTCAACACCCGCTATCTCGCCTGCGGTAACGGCTCGGTCGACCTCGAGAGAGGGAAGCTGGTTCACGAGCGTGACCTGTTCGTCACCGTGCGCAACAACACCGAATTCGACCCGGAGGCAAAGTGCCCGACCTTCCTGCGAGTGCTGTTCGAAGCGTTCGAAGGCCGCGCTACTGACCTCGAGTACTACGAGCTGGTCATGGGCTATACCCTGATGGGCAATCCGACTGAGCGTGCGATGTTCTTCCACAAAGGTGAAGGCACGAACGGCAAGTCCCTGCTGCTCGGCGCAATCATGAAGGCACTTGGCGACTACGCGGCTGCTGTGGGCTACAAAGTCATCGCGGACGGCCCAGGCGTGACGGCCAACACGAGCGCTGACGGCGCCTCACCATCGCTGCGTCGCCTGATGGCCAAGCGCCTGGCGTACATCGACGAACTGCCTATGGGTAGCAACCTGCGCGACGCCGACGTTAAGCTGCTGGCTGGAGGCGGCGGCACTATCTCGGCACGTGGGCTGAAGGAAGGCATCGTGGAGTTCGCAGCTACGGCAGTGTTCCACATTGCTTGCAATAATTTGCCAACAGTTCGTGGGGGCCAGAACGCGGTGTGGAAGCGCATCTACCCGGTTGCGTACACGAAGCAGTTCGTCGAGGACATCACCCTGCCGGAGAAGCTGGCGGCCGAAGCAGAAGGTATCTTGGCTTGGCTGATGCGCTGCGGGGAGAAGTACACCAAGGTCAAGGCCGAGGGCAAGAAGCTGCGCGACTTCATGCCGCAAAGCGCGCTCGACGAGCTGGCCAGGCTGCAGGAAGACCAGAACCCGTTCACCGACTGGATTCAAGAGAACTGCGTAATCGAAGCTGACGCGTTTATGTCGGCACAGGATGGCTGGGAGAGCTTTGTTCGCCACGAGAACCGCGTCAACCTCGACGGCGCTCGCTCGATTCGCAGTACGAAGGCGTTCACGCAGCGGATGAACGCGCAAAAGGTGGGCAAGCATGTGCCGCAATACGGTCCAGGCCGCAAGTCGGGATTCCTGGGCATCCGCCTAAAAGATGTTTTCGGCACCAGCAGCGTATCTTCGGCAGTCGCGGTGGTCATCTCAGACGAGTACAAGAACCGCAAGCCCCTGGCACAGCGTCTGGCGGAAGAGGAAGCACAGCAGCCACTCTGCTGAATCATGTAGGGGGAAGGGAGCCGCCGCGAGGCGGCTTTTTTCGTTGTGGAGCTGCCAGGTTCAGGTGGTGGCGAATACAGAGATGTTGGCCACGATGTCTGTAGAAACCGGCCAAAAATACAGACTTTGAGCGCGCCCATCTCTGTAAGCCTGGCCAACTCTGTAGAGCAAGAACGCTCATCTCTGTATGCCGGCCAAGAAAGTTCAGCGCTCTTACAGAGTTCCACAGCCTTTCTACAGACATCTTACAGACATCTGAAATTTGTAAGTCTTTGATTTTTATAGGAAATACAGAGATTACAGAGATTACAGAGATGTTTAGGAGTATCTTCTATAGGGCACAGAATATTTATTTCAGAATTGGCTCAAGAAATATTTTATTTTTCTGTAGTGCTCACGGAGGGCCGGAAAACCTCTGTAATCTCTGTAATGTCTGTAATGCCATCTCCAGCTTGGAGGTTTTCACCCTAGAGCTGCGTTACTCCCCCAGCAGTACTCCCCTTCCCTCGGGCGCAACTTTCTCCGCTTGGCCGGTTTTCACCCTAAATCTGCGCTACTTCACCCTGAATCTGCGTGGCGGTGTCTATACGCCGGATACCCACCTACCACGCGAGATGACCAGTGCCAAACCCTCAATCTAACGAAACCCGTCTGGCTCTGATAGAAGACCGCCAAGACCGCCTCGAGCGCACAATGGAGAGCGTCGCCGAGAGTCTGAAGCTCTTGACGCGCATCGCCGTTCAAAGCGACGCCATTGCAAAAGCTCTCGAAGATATCGACGCTCGCGTCGTAAAAATCGAAACCGGATGGCCTCTTGTTGAGCAGATGAAGGCTGGATTTCTCTGGGGCGTGAAAATCATCCTGGCTGGAGCATTTGTCGCGGTACTCACCGTTGCGGGCTTCAAAGTCTCTCCGTAATCGGGCATCGCTATACAGGACATCTTAATAGAGGTGCCCAATGCCCAAAATCAAACTGCCCGACCCATCGCTGCCATGGCCTATTGCCATGAGGGCGGTCGCTCTCATCGCTGAAAAAGAAGGCCTGCGCCTCACGGCCTATAAATGCCCTGCTGGAAAATGGACTCTCGGCTACGGAGAGACTGACGGCATTGTCGAGGGCATGAAGTGGACTAAGAAGCAAGCCGACGAACGCTTCTGCGATGCGCTTATCGAGTACACCGCCAAGGTCTTGGCGATGTGCAAACGCACGCCCAATCAGAACCAGCTCGGCGCCCTCGTTTCGCTCGCTTACAACATTGGACTCGGCAGTCCTAAAGTGAAAAGCGGCCTATATCGCTCGTCCGTACTACGCTTGTTCAACGCTGGCAATGACACCGCCGCATCTCGTGCATTCGGCAAGTTTGACAATATTACGAACCCAAAGACGAAGAAGCTCGAAGAGGCTCCTGGCCTCGTCATCCGCCGCGCAGCCGAAGCCGCCCTGTATCTCACCCCTATCGAGGACAGCGACGCCCCACCTGAGCCAATGCCTCAAGCCGTCGCTGCGGAATCCAGCTTGGCCGCCTCCCCTATCGCCAAAGGCGGTGCTGCCGCTACTGGCGCGGGCGCCCTGACGCTGCTCTCTGCTGTCAACGAGAACGCCGGCACCGTGGCCGACACCGCCTCGACGCTTGCACCAGTCGCTGCGCAGGCTCACGCCGCTGTCCAGGGCGTCTCTGGTTTCCTGGGAGTGCCAACCCCTTACCTACTTGGCATCGCCTTGGTTGCTGCTGGTGTGGCCATCGCGGTTCACCTATACAAGCAACGGCAGGAAGGCCGGGCGTAATGCTCACCACGTCCATTGCCATCGCCTCTCGAGTGCTGGATGGTCTGCTTGGGCTCCTCGGGCGCATCCCTGCCGTCGGCTGGCTGTTGCTGGCGCTGACTGCCTGGGGTTGGTGGGGCCATCACCAGGCCGAGGCTGTACGGAGTGAGAAAGCAGCAGCCGTCCTGGCTGCTAGCAAGGCTGCTATCACGGCTAGCGAGTCGGCGCGTAAGCGCGAACAGCAGCTGTCTACCACCGTATTGGAGATATCCGATGAACTACAGAAAGCTCAGTCGCTTCGCGATGCTACCTCTCGTGACGCTGCTCGCCGGCTGCGCCAGTTGGCCGATGCAGAGCGCGCCCGTGCTGTCCGCTCAACTGCCCTCGCCGCCTGCCGCAGTTATGAAGGCCCCGCCGTCGCAGTCCTTCACGACTCGACTCGAGACGCTCTTGTCGACCTCGCCCAGGATGCGGACGAAGTGACTGCGCAGCTGCGTGGAGCCCAAGCGTATATCCGGGACGTCTGCCTCGCACCTGGTCGCTAGACCTTAGAACACTCTAATTGGAGGCCGCAATGGCGGACGAAATCAAAAACAAACCCCTTACACCGCCTCGCTGCGGAGCAGCGAAGAAGCGTGGCGGTGGCATCTGCCAAGCTCCTGCGATGAAGAACGGCCGTTGCCGCAGCCATGGCGGTGCATCTACTGGCGCGCCCGGCAATAAGAACGGCTACAAGCACGGCTTCTATTACAACGCGCTTTCTCTCGAGGAGCAGGCACAGTGGCCTGAGGCGATGGCCATGGGCTCAGGCCACACGGCGCTCGAGCATGACTTAGCGCTTATGCGTATCAAGTTGCAGCGCTTGCTGCGCGCAGCGAACGACCCCGACGTAGCGGCACGAATCGAGCAGGAGGTCGAGGTCATCATCAAAGCTGGCGTTGCACCGCGCGGCGACGCGCTGTCCGGCTACGATAAGCGCGAGCTGAAGACATCTCTCCCTCGCATCGGCTCACTCATCGTCGAGGCGGTGGAGACCATTCGTAAACTCTCGCTCTCAATCTCGCAGTTGAAGAAAGACGAAAAAGAACTTCTGGCAGACCAGCAAGACAACGATACCGACATCAATGTCACGATTAGCGTCGTCGGTAGCGCTAGCTAAGCGTCAACTGCTTAGCAAGGCCCGCTTCGGCGGGCTTTTCTATGTCGCGGGCTGATGCGTAGGGTCTCTCGCTCCTGAAAATTGCTAACGCGACCTCATAGGCTAGCAAATATTGTCTTTTAGAAAGTTATTGCACAAACGCAACTATGCTCATATTTTAGGCAGATGGGAACTTTGCCTGATTTTTGAGCATTCTAAATAGTTAACACACTTTGCCCTCAATTGGCCCGCCTCGGCGGGCTTTTTTGTTGAAGTTGCATGTTTACAACGCGGTTTGGAGAGTTAGTGCCTATACGAATAAACGGCAAGACGTTCGTTTAATATTTACTCAACGGAGAAAACAATGACTGAAAGCAAATACATTTCGTATGTCCGCGCATCGACTCAACAGCAAGGCCGCTCTGGCCTCGGCATGGAGGCTCAACAGGCTGCGGTCATCGCCTACCTCCAGGGCGCACCGCTGGTAGCCGAATTCGTCGAGGTCGAGACGGGCAAGGGAGCCGACGCGCTGGAAAGGCGCCCGCAGCTGCGCGCCGCGCTAGCATTGTGCAAAAAGACCGGCGCCACGCTGGTCATCGCAAAGCTCGACCGCCTTGCTCGCAACGTGCATTTCATCTCCGGCCTCATCGAGACGGGCGTCGACTTCGTGTGTGCTGACATGCCCCAGGCGAACAAAGTGATGCTCCAGATGTACAGCGTGATGAGCGAGTGGGAGCGTGACCAAATTAGCGCCCGCACGAAAGCCGCATTGGCAGCAGCTAAAGCACGTGGCGTTCAACTCGGGGTGAAGGGCGCCGACAACCTGCGACCTAACGTAGAGGCCCGGCAGCAGGCAGCGGACGACTATGCAATCAAGATGGCTCCTGTCGTCAAGGGACTGCAGGCGCAGGGTATGAGCCAGCGTGCGATGGCTACTGCGCTGACCGACCTGGGTGTGAAGACGCCTTCGGGCAAGACTGCCTGGGCACAGCGTCAGGTGGCGCTGCTGCTAGCTCGGATAGCAGAGACCACCGCCGCTCCTCTGTAAACAAAACAATGAACACAATGAGCCCTGCCCAGCAGGGCTTTTCTTAGTCTTGATTCCAGCTCATTGCGCACAGTGGACATAAGACAGTGGTCGACGGTGCTGGTAAAGGCCTGCGCAGGCCCCGTTTACTATGCTTTTCGACGTGCTCCAGAGAGGCCTCTCAAAAAGGCCCTAATTTGGTCCCAAAAGGGGCTGCTTTTGAAAGGAAATAGGCCTGAAACAGCATGTTTTGAGGGCCCAGGGGGCCTATCCCTACCCCCCACCCCCTCTTGGCAGGCGCGCCCACGCGGGCTTGCCCCACCCCAGAGGCGAAAACAAATCAAATTGATAAACGCGCCTCGTGCATGAGCGTGTAAAGCCAGTGCCTATACGAGTTACTTACAACTCGACTGGATACCGAATGACCTCGCACCACACTTCATACCTCGACGCGGTGAATGCTCTACAGGAAGCAGCCGCCGCTTATTCCCGTAGTGTCACTAAGCAGCTCGACCGCATTGTCGTCCAAGCCGTCACCGAGTTTAAGGGGCGACCAGTAACGCTGGAAGAATTCCTCAAGCGTGCGACGAAGGATACTTTCGCCAATGGTGCCTACGTCCTCTACTGGGACAGCACTCCTATCCTGCGTGTGCAGGTCGACTTGCCCGAGCCGGACCTCACGGCGAATGTTCTCCACGCACCACGCATTACAGTCACTCGCTTCGCTGACTTTCAAAAGCAGCAGCAGGCCGAGATTGCCCACGTGGCGGCCAATTTTGACTACAGCATTTTCGCTGGCGCCAAGGGACGCTTAAGTGGCACGGACTCTGGGCCTGCTACTCAACTGGTCGACGTTCAGTGTGAGGACCTCAACGACATCATGGCTTGGACGGTTCGCCGCGCGCTGGACGAGCCTGGACTGGTGGTCTTCGTTGCACCCGCCTACCACCATGTTCGAAACATCATGGCTGAGATGGCTGACCTATTCCACCTTTTAGGCATACGGGTTCGTGCGTCCACGATGGAGAACCGCATCACATTGGAGACCCATGGCGGCTCCATTAAGTTCTACACCTTCGCCGACGAGCACCGCCTCTATGGGCCTGAATTCAGCGATGCTGCCATCTACGGTCGCACCCTTGCGCCGGCGCAAGCCTCGGATTGGGTGGCGCCTCGAATGATGACACGCTTGCGCCGGCGCAAGGCCAACGGCGAGCCGAATATGGTCGCCTACGCTCACTGAGTGCGCCGCGCGGAGTTAAGAATTTTCCGCGCGGTGTTTCGCCAAGAGCTTCAGAAAATGCTTTTCCATTGCTTCAGCTTCGGCGACTTTGGCAGCGTGCTCTGCTTTCGTGGCTGGGCGCCGCCCGTACGCATCCTGGAACATGAAACTGCCATCGTTCATTTTGACGAAAATCTCCCCGCCGCTCTTGAAAGTTCCCATCCGCGGTGGCAGCAGAAAGCGCCCAAGTTTCGGCCACATTCGAGTCTTGATGTGCTTCTCTGGATACAGCCCTTCCAGCGTACCGGCAGCGATGTACTTGTCTGCACGTTGCTTGATGATGTAGTTGACCTCAGCAACCTGCTCATCAGTCAGTTCTCGGCCGCGAATCGTCTTGTCGTGCCTAACGAGGGAGTTATCAAAATAGCGGGCATTGGTCCGTGGCTTGCGCGCAGCAGCTGGGACCACCCCTTTTACCCCTTCTAAATGGGTCAGGATGAACAAATTGTCTTTGTCGAACGGGAAAATCGTCTGCGTGCCAACCCATTCGAGCTGGGGGTCCTTCGTAGTCTGTCCGGAGCTGCCGACAGGGAAAATGTGCGGGTTAAAAAAAGTGACGGGGTGGTCGGAAAAGATGAACTTATGCTTGGCGTTCTTAGCGGAGACAATCTCCAACACCCCTTCCATCCACATAAGGCAGTGCATTTTGCGCAGCTCTTGCATAAAAAACATGAGCTGCATCTGGCTCTTCGTTTTACCGATTTCTTCCAGCCAGCGTAATCCTTTCGGAGTACGAAGGCGCAGCGCGTCAATGAACTCGAAAACGTTCAAAAACAGGTCGTGAATTTTGTCGTGGTTCTCGGCCAGAAGGGCACCGACTGCTTCGGCGCCCTTGGTGTCGATTTCGCCGAATAAGTAGCGTTCAATCTCGTCGTTCGACTGCCCAAAAGCTTCGACTGTGTACAGGTGCTTCTCATAGAAAACGGCACCCGGTCCTCGCTTTTGGACGTCTTTCGCGACCGAGTAGCCCCCGGCCGGGAGCGGGAAACGCTTCGGGTGCTTATCGAGGACGTAAAGCTGCGTCTCCCCTTCTTCGAGAAATCCTTTCTGGTACCACTGGGGCACGTAGTGATGCTTATGGCTGGTCGACATAGCGAGTCTGGTTGCGAACGATACGTAACTATAGCTCAGTAAACGCTGCGGAAACACGGTGAGGGAGTTCGCTATACAGGTCGATGAATATCGACCTAAACCTCACCCAACCCCAGCGGGACTTCGTACTCTCCACCGCCAAATACCCCGCCTTCGTTGGCGGGTTTGGTGCTGGCAAGTCGGAATCGCTGGTGAACCGGCTGCTGCTCCAGGCGCTCCAGAACCCTCAGGGTCAGGTCGGTTATTTCGCTCCGACGTTCGACCTGATTCGACTGATTGCCTGGCCGCGCTTCCTGGCCAAGTGCGACGAGTGGGGCTTGCGCGCGACCCTTAACAAAACTGAAAACATCCTGACGCTCAAACGCGGCGGCCGCATCGTGTTCCGCACGCTCGACACCCCAGAGCGCATCGTTGGTTTCGAAATCTGCCACGCCGGTATCGACGAGCTGGACACCCTCAAAGAGGAGCACGCCCTAGCCGCCTGGCGGGCCGTTAACGCGCGTGTGCGTATGAAAACCCGCGACGGCTCCCCGAACACCGTGTCGGTCGGCACGACGCCTGAGGGCTTCAAACTCGTCTACAAGCTTTGGGAGCAAAACCCGAAGGCCGGCTTCCAGCTGTACCGCGCGCCTACGAGCTCGAACCCATTCCTACCTGCAGACTACGTCGCACAGCTGATGACGCAGTACCCGCCGCACCTGCTCCAGGCATACCTGGAGGGCTTGTTCGTCAACCTCGCATCGGGCTCGGTCTACCCAGCTTTCTCTCGCGTCTTGAACTACACCGACGCCACCGTTACCACGGTCCAGAATCACCACGGCATGCTCCTTGGCCAGCCCGAGGCTCTGCACATTGGCATGGACTTCAACAAAGGAAACGGCGCCGCGGCCATCGCAGTCATCCGCGACGGCCTGCCTCTTATCGTGGGTGAAGAGTGCAAAACCCGCGACACCCCCGAGATGATTGAACGGCTGCAGACGCGCTTCCCTGGCCACCACATCACCGTCTACCCAGACGCATCGGGTAGGCACGGCAACAGCACGAATGCGTCGGAATCGGACTTGAGCCTGTTGCGGGCCGCAGGCTTTACGGTCTGCACTAGGAACGCCAACCCGCGCGTAGTGGACCGCGTGACGTCTTTAAACGCAATGATTTTGAATGCCGAGGGCCAGCGCCGTCTTCTCGTAAACACGGCCGCCTGTCCCGAAATCACGCTGTGCCTGGAGCAACAGGTCTACGACAAGGCCGGCGCCCCCGACAAGTCCGGCGGCAAGGACCACATGAACGACGCCGTGGGCTACCTCATCCACTTCCTATGGCCTGTGGTCAAGCCTGTCGCTACACGTGAGACACAAATCATTCACGTCGGACGCTAATGTTCAAAACACTCATGGCCACCTGGCCGCAAGACAAAGACCTGCCGCAGCGCGCTTACACGCTCGAGATGCGCAACCGCGTCCTGGACGACACGCTTTACGACAAGCTGCCACACGCTTTCTACGAAGAGCGCAACGGCGCGGGGGAATACATCCCTCTGCGCGAGCGCCGCCCGTCGGCACGCATGAATCTGTGCCGCTCGGTGGTTGAAGACAGCGTTAGCCTCCTGTTCAGCGAAGCCCACTTCCCGGCGTTCCAACATGCTGACGCAAATACGCGAGCAAAGCTCGCATTGCTAGCAAAAGAACTGTCGCTCAACGAAGTCTATCTGGAAGCCGGCCTCAAAGGCGCTGTCGGTAGTGTCGCAATCTTCGTGCGCGTACTTCAAAACCGAGTTTTCGTCGAGGCGCGAAGCACCACGTACTTGACCCCGACCTGGGACCCGAAAGCCCCAGATACGCTGCTGCGCGTAACGGAGCAATACAAAGTGAAGGGCGCTCAGCTCAAGGATGCCGAATTCACCGGAACGTTTGAGGACAACGCCGACTACTGGCTGCGCACCGTCTGGGACAAGAATGCCGAGACAACGTACCAGCCTGTCGAAGTCGGCACCGAAAATCCAACCTGGACGCCAGACCCCGACCGGACCGTTGAACATAAGCTGGGCTTCGTGCCCGTCGATTGGGTGAAGAACCTGCCAGGGGGAGACAGCATCGACGGTCAGCCTACTTTCCGCTCTGACGCTATCGACATGCAAATCGAGATGGACTATCTGCTTTCGCAGAATGGCCGCGCACTCAAGTACAGCATGGACCCGACCTTAGTTATCAAAGAGGCGCCCATGGGCCAGTCGAAAGATACAAGTGGACGTCCTGCCCCTCTGGGAGGTGCAGGCCAGGCCATCGTAGTCGACCAAGAAGGCGACGCTAAGCTGCTGGAAGCGAACGGTAGCTCGAGCCAGGCGGTCATCGAACACCTTCGCATGCTGCGCGAGCTGGCCCTGGAGAGCCTGAAAGGCAATCGCGCCAGCGCGGAGAAGTTGGCAACGGCGCAGTCGGGCAAGGCCTTGGAACTGCTGAACCAGACTTTAGTCTGGCTGGCTGACCGCCTTCGCATCGGTTATGGCGAGAAGAGCCTGCGTCGGGTCCTGCAGATGGTCATCACCATGTCGCAGAAAGTCCCCGGCGGGCTGAAGTTCCAAGATGAGACGGAGGTCGGCACGCTCGCGGCGGGTCCGGTGACACTCGTGTGGCCAGCATGGTACGCCCCGACGCCGACTGAATCGCAGCAGCGCATGGAGACTGTCGCGCGCGGTGTCGAAGCCGGAATCATTTCCTGGGAAACCGCCATCCGAGTAATCGCTAGCGAGTACGACATCGAAGACCTCGACGCCGAACGATTTCTTGTCGAAGCCGCGCGTATCCAGCGCGAGAAAACGGCGGCGGCGACCAAGGCTCCGGCCAAGAAGGAGGACGCGTAATGGTCCCCAACTACCAGCTCATTCCTTACTGCGACCATGCCAAAGCGATTTACGGCGACTGCATGCGCACCTGTGTAGCGTCGCTCCTTAACCTCGAGCCGGAAGACGTGCCCCACTTCCTGCACGATAACAGCGACGAGTGGCTGCCGCGGCTAAATGCGTGGCTGGCCCCTCGCAAGCTCGCCTACCTAGTGTTCGGCGTCGGCGAAGCATCGGTGTGGGTCGACATCATGAAGCGCGCAGGCCAGGACCTGTTCCACCTCATCACTATTGAATCGGCCACGTCGGGGGTCCTCCACCAAATCATCGGCCGCAATGGCAAGCCGTACTGGTGCCCGATTCTTGGCAACGTCCAAGGCCGCGACTATGAAATGCTGGAGTTCGGATTCCTGGTCATCACGTCGTTGTAAGCGGGTTGCTATACGTGTTCACTACCCCGGGCAGATGCCCAGAAAACAAACGGAGAGCCTGATGCTCGCAATGAAGAAAAACACCATGTTCTCGGCTTTGGCTGCTATCGCCCACAAGCCATTTGGCGACGAAGCCCCGCCTGCGGCCGGTGCTCCGGCTCCCGCAGCACAAGAGCCAAAATCGTTCTCGGCCGAATACGTGCGAGAGCTGCGCGAAGAGGCAAAGTCGTATCGCCTACGCGTGCAGGAAGCCGAAGCTGCCAAGAAGGCTGCCGAGGATGCTGTAACCGCTGCAAAAACTGATGCTGACACCCGCATCACTGCTGCCGAAAAGGCCGCCCAGGACCGCCTGCTGCGTGCCGAACTCAAAGCTGCTGCGGTTAAAGCCGGCATTACCGACCTGGACGGACTGAAGCTGGCCGACACGTCGAAGCTGAAGCTAAACGATGCCGGCGAAATCGACGGACTGGACGAGTTTATGACCTCCTTCAAAGAGGCGAAGCCGTACCTGTTCTCTGGCACCGGTGGCAACACCAGTGCTCCGGGCCAAAAGCCCGCTCCGAAAGGCACCGAGCCGCTCGATGCGACGAAGATGTCCACGGAAGAGTACGCAAAGGCGAAAGCCAAGCTGCTCGGCCGCTAACACCTTGAACGCCGGTGCCTATACGTACCGGTAACTAGCTATCGGGGCAAGACGCCCAGGGCTGAAAACATAACTTCAACCTGGAGGCTTCAATGGCCCAAGTAATTTTCGCGATGCTCGCCATCGCACAAAAACCGTTCGGTATTTCGGACTTCCCTGCTGAACTGCAACCGGCTGTCCAAGAAAAGTTCCTCGATGTGGAGGTTCAGCACGGCCTGCAGTCGGTCAATGTGTTTCGTCGGGTCGCAGACCGCGAAATCGTGTCGACCAAACGCGGCGAGACAGTCACCAAGACCCGCACCGGTCTGAAGGCGCCAAAAGAGACGCCAAGCGACCCGAAGCAGAACACTGGTCTGGATAACGGCATGACTCCGTCCAGTGCAAAACTGGAACAGTACACCCTGTCCATCAATCAGTACGACGACACCCAGGACGTGAACATCGTGACGTCCGGCGTTGGAATCGTGGACGCCTTCCTGGAAGCCGGCCGCGTCAATGGCGTTCAGGCGGCCCAGTCGGTCGACCGTCTTGCTCGCAACGCGCTCTACGGCGCCTACCTCGGTGGCAATACCCGCGTGACTACCACGCTAGGCGCTCCTGGCACCTCGGTGGCAGTCGACGACATTCGCGGCTTTACCTGGGCCATTCACAACGGCATGCAGCTTCCTGTGAGCCCAGCCAACGGCCTGGCAGCCCTCATCGGTGGCGAGGTTTACACGGTTATCAGCGCTGTTGCTGATGTCGTGAACGTCTCGACTGCACCAAAAGGCGTGTCGGGTACGTTGCTGTTGTCCACAAACTGCACGGTCCTGAATGGCACCGCAGGTCAACCCGTCGTTTCAGCTATTGCTCCGGCAATCAAGCGTGCCGGCGAACGCGCCACGACCGCGGAAATCCTGCCAACTGACCGCCTAACCCTCGCTGTGGTCCAGGAAGCTGTCGCCGACCTGCGTTCCAACAACGTGCCACATGTGAACGGCATGGGTGCATACGTAGCGTACGCTTCGCCTCGCCAACTGCTTGGCCTGTACCGCGACCCTGAATTCCAGCTGCTGTACCGCGGCCAGTTTGGAGCAGATGCCATCACCTCGGGCAATGTGACCAAGATGCTGGGCGTGGCCTTCGTCGAAACGACCGAGGCGCCTCAGCAAACGCTGAATGGGGTGAAGATTCACCGCATGGTCGTCTGCGGCCAGGGTGCCATCATCGAAGGCGACTACGAGGCAACCGGCAAGCGCGAACTGGCATCGGAAGACGCTGGCTTGGTAACGGTAAAAGACGGCATCTGCCACGTCACTCGCGAGCCGCTCGACCGCCTGAAACAAATCGTTTCGCTGAGCTGGTACTTCATCGGTGGCTTCGCAGTTCCGACCGACGTAACGTCGGACAGCACCATCATCCCGACTGCCACGTCGAGCGCCTACAAGCGCGCAGTGGTCATCGAGTCGGCTTAAACCCCGACCGAGCACGAGGCCCCGCAAGGGGCCTTTTTTCATTGGTGGGCCCAGTCGCTATACGCCACATCGACTACCTAGCTCCGAGCCCGCAATGACAAAGAAAACCACCAAAGCCCTCCCGACCGCTGACACCGCCCCCACCCTTGCGCCGGCGCAAGACGTTGCGCTACCGGCCCGTATTGAGCTCGTCCGACCGCACTCGTTTATCGACGACGCAGGCCTGCACCGCATGTGGAATCAGGGCCAGGCCGTGACCGACCCTGCGGAAATCGCTCTGCTTGTTGAGCGCAAAGCCTGCATCAAGGAGTTCTAATGGCCTATACCGAATCCCAGCGCGTCGCCATTCGGCGGTACTGCGGCTACCCCTCCTTTGGCGGTTCCGCTGTGCCAGCGCACGGCTATCGCTTCTTCCAGCATTACGGCGCGCTCGAGTTCCGGATGACAAACGGCAGTCCTGAGGAAGAAGCCGAGGTCCTGGTCATGCTAGCGCGCCTAACTATGCTCGAAGCAGCCGTTCCGACCGCAAGCGACAACCTGGACACCTCCTCCGCCGGCCCATGGGTGCACAACCCTCATGAACTGCGCGACCGCCTGCGCCTGTACACATTCCATCGCGAAGAGCTGTGCGCCTTCTTCGGCGTACCTGCCGGCCCGCGCATGCCCACCGCTGGCGTGTTCTGGAGCCTGTAATGGACGCAGCCGGTATTCAAGCCAAGATTTATGCGGGCTACGGCAAGGCGGCTGCCCGCCTTGGCTATTCCTGCCGCGTCTATCGCGCTTCCAACCCGTTCGAGCCCCTTTCTGACGGCAACCAGGTCGCTTCGCTGCCGGCGTCATTTAACGCCCGGGACATGCGCTACCAAAAGCCAAACACGTACGACGACCCGACCTGGTATTGCGTCGCTGATGGCCGTCAGCTGCGAGTCGGCGACTATCTCGTCAACGACCAGGACGGCACCTTCTTCGTGGCGGCGATGCAAACCCAGCTGCCCATCGTGGTAGTGCAGACCAACGCCGTGGTGTCGATACTGCGCCTGCCCGAGAGCACCGCTGTGGGCGCCATCGGCTATAGCGGTGGCACTGCCGCTGAAGAGGCGCCTCTCATGTCGGGCTGGCCTGCAAGCGTTCTCATTGGCGGCCGTGGCGAGAAGAACCCGGTCGGCCTCCCAGCTGATACCCGCGCGGGTCACTGGTCAATCCTGCTGCCGCACGCCGGCGTAATGCTGCGAACTTCCGACATCGTGCTCGACGAGCATGGTCGCCGCTACGCGCTGCAGTCCTGTGAACTTACCGATGCAGGCTGGCGCTTGACCGCCCGCCAGGAGCTTGCCTAATGGCTGATATTTCCGACGTCCAGGCGGCCTTCGCCTCCCGTATTGCGGCTGCCCTCTACCCGAACGGCATCGCTCATCCTTCAATCGTGGGCGCGCCAGTGGTCGTCTATCCAGGCTGGCCCCAGCCGGCGCAGTTGGACAAAGACATTGCTGCCAAAAAGGTGAACGTCTCCATCTGGGCACGCGGCGACGGTTCGAATACGACTCGATTCCCGTCCCGCACTTGGCAGGAAGCCTCAGCACCGGTGGCGACGCTAACTTTGCAAACGACGGAGTCCACAGTGACCTTGGGCGGCACCGTATCCGCTCCGCAGGTGGTTGCGGTGAATGGCCAGGCGTACGCAGTGACTGCAACCGACACGCTCGAAAGCATCATGTCTGCACTGGCAGACATGATGCCTGGCTCGTCGAGCGCTGGCGCGGTGCTGACCTGTCCCGAAGGCGTCAGGCACGCTGCTATAGCGGCCGATGGGACCGTGGCTCGCATTGTTCGAACCCAAACGGACACCATTCAACTAATCGTCTGGGCGCCAACTCCCGACTTGCGGTCAAAAGTCGCTTCTGCAATCGACAGCGCGCTGGCGGAGGAGGGGTCTCTCCTCATGCCCGACCACTCCTGCGCTCGGGTCATGTACCAAAGTACGCGCAGCACTGATGAGAGTGCGAACGCCCTCATTTATCGCCGCGACATCCTCTTTCGCGTCGAGTACGACACGACTGTGAGCGCGGTTGCTACACAGATTGCGACTCCAGTTTTAGCCGTCGCCCCCATTTCTGCGGTCGATACGACCGTCAACATTTAGAGAGACCCCGATGCTCGTCGTCATTGAACCATTTTCGCTCTACCAACGTGGCGACCGCATCACGGATGCTGGCCTGATTGAAGCTGTGTTGACTACAGAGGATGCGCGCAGTGTCATCGTCGTGGGCACTCCCGGCACGGCTACGCCGACTCCAGCGCAGCGTACGCTGCTCGAGATTCTGGCCGACTTGGCGGACAACGACCAAGGCGGTGGCTCGGCGCCGAAACCTCAGCTCATTGACGCGCTCCCTGACGTGGACGGAAATCCACCTGCTGGCTACGAATGGCTCGCTGGGCACGCTCCGCTGCACAACTATTCTTGCTCGGCGCAAGACTCGATGGGCGGCATGCCGATGCCAAATCCGATTCCATGTGCAACTGGCTTTGCTGGTTCAATGTGGAATGTTGGGAACCCGACGATGCTCGTCATCGCTAATCGTTCTGCCACTGACCAGACACTCGTACTGAACGTCGCCACGCCTACCGATGCGCAGCAGGTAATGCTGGTCGGTATCGAGCTCCTGTCAGATGTCAGCGCACTCGTCATCTACAAACAGCAGGCGGCCGACGGTTCCTGGACTCTTAATTCAGGCATCAGCAACGTTGACGGGTCCTTCAGTAACGCAGCGTCTATCGTTCTCGAGCAGCCCTTTTTGGTGCAGCCTCAGGCAGTAGCAAACCTGAATGGCTATTTTGTCCAGGCATTCCCTGTCGCCGGTTACGTTTTCATCAACATCGTGACTGGTGCACTCGCCCTGGGCGCTACCTCGGACCAGCCGTTCGGCGTCATCATTGCCTCCGACTCCTCAGGCGTTTATTGCGCCTACGGGAGTGACCCGGTGCTGTCGTACATCCCTCTGGTCCTTACTGTTGTCGACGATGTACCAACAATTCAGAACGGACTCCCGGTTGCTGTCATGCCTATTCCAGGTGGCTCAGTCGGCAACCTTTTCTCGCCGTACTTGCCTATCGGTGCAGCCCGTCTCCCAAGCGGCCAGCTCGCGGTTTGCACTCGCGCAGGATTCTTCGAAATCAAAGCGACGGTCTTGAACGACGACGCCACGGTATCGGTAAAGCAAACGGCCGGTGTCCATCCACTCGTGAAGCTCGACTTCTCAGGTGCGCAAACCGACGTGCAATGGATGCGCCACAACGGGCAGAACGGCATGCTGCACACCCTCTCACTCGCCGGCGAAACGGTCATCGACTACACGACGCTCAAGTCGATGTTCATCCGTAAAGCTCGTCTCATCACCCCTGCCTAAGGAGAAGCAGATGTTTGAAATCAAAAAATCACCCTTCGGCTGCGCGGTCTACCTGAACGGAATTTGCCTGCGCATTTGCCATTCGGAAGAGTCCGCGGCCAAGTTCATCGCGGACGTGCGCACCGGTAGCTATACGCAAGGAACACGTGTCTCGGCAGCAGCTGCAGAGGCAATCGAAAAATACACCGGAGCCCTCTAATGCCCGTATCTCAAGCCGGCGCGCTGAACCTGACAGCGCTTAACGTACCAAACATCTATGTGCAAATCCAGGAGCCATCGGTTCAGGCCATCAATGGTCTGCCGACGGGCATTGCAGGCATCGTAGGCTCCGCCTCCTGGGGGCCAAAGAACGCTCCAGTAACCGTCAGCGGCGCCGCCGACTACGTCAAAGCATTCGGCCCGCTCCTGGACCGCCAGTACGACGCTGGCACCGCGGTCGCCGTAGCCTCGCTGCAGGGTGCGGCTAACTTCCGCGTTGTCCGCGTGACGGACGGTACCGACACCGCAGCCAGCGTCTCCGTTGGCGACGACGTCTTGCTGTTCGCTGCAAAGCACACTGGCACCTTGGGTAACAAGCTCAGCGTCGCCCAGAGCGCCGGCAGCCGCGCTGGCACCGTTCGACTCACTGTCAGCCTGCCGGGCTACCTGCCGGAGGTGTTTGACAACATCGAGCCGTCGGCCGAAGGCAAGCTCGCCGACGCCATGGAAAAGGCTATCAACCAAGGCACCGGCCCGCTCCGTGGTCCGTCTGACCTGGTCGTAGCTTCGACCGCGGCGCCAGAGGGCGTAGGCTTCGCTGTTGGGACGGTGACGCTGTCCGGTGGCACCGATGGTCAGCCGACCTCACAATCTGCCCTGGTGGGCACCGACATCGGCCAGCGCACCGGCATGTACGCTCTGCGCGGGACCGGTGCCTCAGTCGTCATGCTGGCAGACGTCACTGATGCCACCACCTTCACCGTCCAGGCAGCTTTTGGCCAGGCCGAAGGCGCCTACATGATTGGCACTGGCGCTGCCGGCGAGACGCTCGACGCTGCGATTGCTAGCAAAGCTACCGCTGGTATCGACAGCCCCTGGTTCAAACTGCTGCTGGGCGACTGGTGCTACTACGCCGACCCGGTCAACCAGACCACACGCCTTGTCTCGCCGCAGGGATTTGTCGTGGGCCGACTGGCGAATCTGTCGCCGGAGAACTCGTCGCTCAACAAGCAGCTGTACGGCATCGTGGGAACGCAGCGCAGCATGCAGCAGTCGACCTACAGCAATGCTGAACTCTCGCAGCTCGCTCATGCCGGTATCGACGTCATTACCAACCCAGTTCCGGGCGGTAGCTATTTCGGCGTGCGCATTGGCCACAACACGAGCTCGAACCCGCTGATGAATGGCGATAACTACACGCGCATGACGAACTACATCGCGTTCTCGCTCGACAAGGGCCTTGGCCGCTTCGTCGGCAAGCTGCAGACCTCGATTATCCGTGCGCAGGCCAAAGGCACGCTCACGATGTTCCTGGAGAACATGGAGCAGCAGGGGATGATTGGCAACGTCAACGGCGGCCCGGCATTTAGCGTGCAGCTGGACGAACGCAACAACCCGATGAGCCGCGTTTCGCTGGGCTACATGCAGGCCGATGTGCGCGTCACGTTCTTGTCTGTGGTCGAAAAGTTCCTCGTTAATCTGGAAGGCTCGCAGGCTACAGTCGTGCGCACCTCCACCACAAACCAATAACAGGAGGCCGCGATGCCCATGAACAACTTCTCCATCGGTAAGGACATCACTCTCGTGGTGACGACTCCTGATGGTCAACTGACGCTGCATACCATTACGAAGTTCAGCCCTAAACAGGACACTACTTCGAACAAGGTGAAACTGCTGGATGGTCGCATCATCCACCAGCGCTTCCCTGACGGCTGGTCAGGAACCATGGAAATCGAGCGCGCAGACAGCACGCTGGATGACTACATGGCGGCCGTCGAGGCTGGCTACTACGCGGGCTTCAATGAGCTTCCGTGCTCCATCACCGAAATCATCCAGGAGCCAAATGGCTCGGTGTCGGAATTCCAGTACACCGGTGTGATTTTCTCGTTCAGCGGCGTTGGTGACTGGACGGGCGACGCCACTATCAAGCAATCGCTGAACTGGGTGGCTAGCCGCCGTATCAAGCGCTCGTAAGCTAATTTGCAGGTCTCGAAGGGGTGGTGCCTATACAGGGCATCACCCCTTTCTTCTTTAAAGAGAACTTCAATGGCAAAAGTAAAAATGAACCCGACTCCTTCGGAGCAACTCATCTCGCACGCAAACGAAGAAGTTGAAGTGACTTCACCGCGCGGGCGCCGTATTTTGCTGCGTCAACCAGGCCCCCTGGCGCAGTTCGATTTGATTGAGGCTTTGGGTAGTGAAACCGCCCAAAACTCGGTCTTCATGCATATGGCCTTCCCGCTGCTCTTCATCGGCAAATTGGACGGCGAAATGATGAGCCGCGTGCGTACCCGCCTGCAGTTCGATGCATTGGTGACCAAAGTCGGCGCTGATTGGGACTTCGTCGCGGAAGAAGTAATGCGCCAGTACAACGGCACTGAAGCGGAAGCAGAGGCGACCCTAAAAAACTAATCAAGGACGAGCCCTCGTATGAGTGCTTGTGGCTCGTCCAAAACGGGGTTCCCTTTGACGTTGCGTTCTCGCTTTCTCCTCTGACGCGCAAGGCTTGGGGAATCAAGTTCCAGATGATGCAGGGGCGGAAGTTCAATGTAAATACCCTGCAATTTGAAGACCCCAAGGAGGGCTGATGCAGTTCACCTCATTCGAAGCATTTGCTCGGCATCTCGCCACTCTCGCAGAGCAACAAGACCGGGCCCTGAAGAAGGGCTTGGTGGTGGCTGTCCGCGCCATAGAGAAAACTGCCAAGAGTGAGATTGGGTACTACCAGCCCGCCACCGGTCCTTTCTCTGCCTGGCGCAAGCTCGCGCCAAGCACCCAGGCTGACCGTGTCGCCAAAGGCTTCGCGCCTAACAAGCCGCTGCTGCGCACGGGGAAGTTGAAGGATTCAATTTCCTACCAGGTAGCTGGCCTGCATGCAGCGGTTGGCAGTACGTCGGATGTGATGGTGGCCCAGGAGCTTGGCACATCCCGTATCCCTGCGCGTGCCGTCCTCGGGCCAGCAGCTCTGCGCAGCATTCCTGCGGTCAAAGCCGCAATTGGCCACGCTGCAATGCAAGGCATTCTCCCTGCCGGATACGCCGGCGCGGCCAACTATCGCTTCACGGTGTAACCAATGTTCGACGCATACAAAATCGCCATCCATGTCGGACTTGTCAATAATGCCTCATCTGGCCTTACGACCCTTTCTCGCCAGTTCCAAGGCGCGAGTTCGCACGCCCAGCAATTCAATCGCCAACTCGCCCGCTCCCATGCGCTGATGCAAGCCGGTTCCACGGCTATGGCTGCTGGAAAAGGTTTGTTCCTGGGCGTCGCTGGTGCGCTGAAAACTGCGACTACGGAGGCTCTGTCTTGGGAAAAGCAAGTCCTCAAGTTCAAGATGTACGGCTTGGGTGATGAGCTCAACGGCCAGGCTATCAAATTTGCGCGTGGCATGAACATCATCGGCACGTCCTATTCCGACAACATGCGTCTGATGACCGAAGCCCAGGGCGTGTTCCGCGAGTCAGCGCTCTCGGGTCCGGCAGCACTGCGCGGCTCAATGTTGGCGGCGCCTATGCTCGCGAAAATTGAAGCAGCGACTGCAGCCATGGAGGAAGGTGCTGGGGCTAAGCACCGAGCCTCGTCGATGGCGATGTTGCGTTTCGTCGAGATGGAAGGTGGTCTGGCTTCGCCTGAGAAGTTCATGAAGATTGCGAACTCAGGCTGGAAAGCCATCCAGTCGTCTGGCGGAAACATCGACTGGGAGCAACTGCGTCAGTTCAAAGCCCGTGCTGGCGTCGCAGGTCAAAACCTCAACGACAACGTCCTGTACGGCAAGCTCGAACCCATCATTGGCGAGCTCAAGGGTTCGACTGCCGGCTTTGCCCTGCGCACGTCGTATAACCGGCTCATGGGCGTCACCCGCCTGCCGAATCAGGTCGCGCATATGTTGGCGGACAACGGCATTTGGGATAAGAAGAGAATCGAGTGGAATAGCCAGGGAGGCGTCAAGCGCTTCAACGGAAATCCCCTCATGAATTCTGAGTTGTTTGCTCGAGACCCAATTGAGTTCTACAAGACCAAGGTTCTGCCGATGTACCAGCGCACCGGCGTGCACTCTCAAGAAGAACGGGCGCGCAACAACGCTATGATTTTTGGCTCGACCGGCGGCATGCTGTTCAACCTGATTGACCGGCAGATGAAAGTCCTTGAGAAGTCAGAGAAAGCGTGGGAAAAGGCTCTCGATGTCGATGCTTCGCACAAAGTCACTAGCGAATCCGGCCCAGGCAAATTCAACGACCTTCACAAAAAGTGGAAAGACACGCTCGTCATCTTGGGCGAAATTGTGCTGCCCGTTGCAATTCGCGGTGTCGAAAAGCTCATCCAGATTCTGAAGCCGATTGGCGAATTCATGGAGAAGAACCCCGCAGTCGTGACCGGCGTTATCTACGGTCTCATCGGCCTAGCGGGTGCAATGGCCGTAGGGGGGTTGGCAACTAACATCATGGCCCTGATGGGCCTAGTCCGTTTCCTTCGTCTTTCCGGTCCCGCTCTAGCCGCAGCCCAAGCCATTGGCGGCGTCGGTGCTGGCGCAGCTGGAGCAGGAGCAGCTGGAGCGGGTGCGGCAGGTGCGGCTGCAGGTGCTGCGGGGTTAGCTAAAGCGGCGCGGGTCGGACTTTACGGCGCTGCTGCCTGGGGTGCGTGGCAAATCGGCAAGACCGGCCTTGCACTCAAAGACCTATACGACATCGAGACACGCGAAGGCGTGCAGCTGTCGCAAGGCGCGCGTGCACGTCTAAGCGGCGCCCCTAACGGCAGCTCGATGGCCACAGGTGGAAGCATCAACATCAACCTGAACGTCGACGGCAAGAAGATGGCGTCCGTGGTGACCGACCACATGGGCCGTGACCTGTCTCGCCCTACGGCCAGCACATCGCTGCCAGACTACTCACATAGCATGCCACGGCCATCTGGAGGCTTTTCGAAATGACCGCATCTAACATCACTCTCACCCTCGGAGATTTCGAGTTCGCCGATGTTGAAATTCCAGAGAGCATTCAATTCGGTGGCCGTCAGAATTTGGCAGTGCATGACCTTATCGGCGGTGTACGCATCGTGGACTCGATGGGCGCGTTCTCGGAGCCCCTCCAGTGGTCCGGCATGTTCCGAGGGCCGGAGGCGCTTGCCCGTGCCCGCTACCTGGACGCTAAACGCGCGGAGGGTCGGCAGCTTACCCTAACTTGGTCTGAGTTCCGCTACCAGGTCATCATTCGCGAGTTCCGTGCGACGTTCGAGCGCAGCTACCAGCTCCCCTACAGCATCGCACTGGAAGTCGTCCAAGACGAGGCGCAGCCGCAGACGACACTGGTCCCGAATTCGGTCGATGCGCTTATTGGGTACGACAGCATCACCCTGGAAGACACGATGGCGTCATTGGAGACTCTGCCGGCGATTGACGCTGGCCCGGTCACAACCGGCACCCTGGCAAGCGCTTTCGGAACGCTGCAGCAGTCCATTAAGAAAGTGTCAACTTTCGCCACAGCGACTCAGTCTCAGCTGAACAGCGTCCTGCAGCCGCTTGCTGCCTTCCGCTCTCAAGTTAAGTCCCTAACGGCGGCTGTCAACAATACGCTAGCCAATGCTACGACGCTCGGAGGCGTGCTGCCAAACAACCCAGTTAGCCAGCAGGTGTCACGCCTTAGCAAGCAGGTCGCTGCGGCACAGCAGTATCCCCTGCTGGCCAAGCTGGACAGCACTGCAGGCCGGATTGGAGTGAATGCCCAGGCTTCTTACAAAACCGACAAGCGCATCACGCTCGCCGGTGGAGACTTGTTCACTGTAGCAGCCCAGGAGTACGGCGACCCGCTGGCTTGGACTGTGATTGCCAAGGCCAACGGCCTATCTGACCCACATCTCGTGGGTATCAACACCCTTGTGATTCCGCCTGCTCCTGCAAAGGGCACCGGCGTGCTGGAGTACTAATGTTGACTGTTAACCACCTTCCTGTCGTTGCGTCCCAACGCCAACCACGTGGCCAAGTAAAAGTTGGCGGCGTGCTGGTCCATGCGTGGGAGGAGTGGACCGTCGATAACAATAGCTTCTTCGGGGCGGATACCTTTCGCGTCACGCTGGTCGCCAGTGCCCTCGAACAGACGAATTCGGTGAACTGGTTCTCGCGCCAGAAATCCCTCGAGGTAGAAATCCTGGCGGGCTTCCCTACATCTCCAGCCAACCCGCAGGACGCCGAGATGGAAACCCTAATTGTCGGCAATGTCGACGATATGGACTTCAATCCTGCGAGCGGCACTCTCTCACTGTCGGGCCGCGACCTATCAGCACGTCTAATTGACAACAAGACGGCCCCGGTAGCGTTTCGCAATCAGACCTCGAGCGACGTCGCAGCGGCCCTGGCGAAGAAATACGGGCTGGGCGCCATCATCACGCCGACGAAGACGAAGGTTGGAACGTACTGGGACCAAGACCACATCGGCCTGACCGACCAGCGCAGCGAATGGGACGTGCTGACCTATTTGGCCAGCCAAGAGGGCTTTGTCGCGCTCGTGAAAGGACGCGACCTCATCTTCGGCCCAAGTCCATTCGAAGAGCCGCCAAAATCGTTCTACGTGCTCGAGTGGGACGCCACCACTGGCCGGCCGAAGTTCAATGGCTCGAACCTATCCCTTAAGCGCACTTTAACAGTCGCAAAGGGCGTATCAGTGACGGCTAGCAGCTTTCAAACGAAGAACAAGAAATCAATCACGTCGGTCTATCCCCGCAAAACCAAGGGCGTAGGCATTGGCCAGGCGAAGGCTGAGGTGCAAGAGTACAAGCTGCGCCTTCCGCCGAATAAGTCGGTGCTCGAGGTAGAGAAAGCGGCGAAACGACGTCACGACGAAATCCTGGCGCACGAGCTCACTCTCTCGGCCATGCTGCCGGCAGACCATTCGCTAGACATCAAAACCGCTATCAAGGTGCAGGGCACCGGTACAGCGTTTGACCAGACGTACTACCCGGATGCCATCGTTCGCACGATGTCGATGGAAGCCGGGTATTCGATGGAAGTCCGTGCTAAGAACCGCGCGCCTGAAAATTCACCGACACTGTAAATGCGAGCCCTACTCCACACCATCTCTGAACAAGCGCAGCACGCGGCCGACCGCAAGGCCACCAGCACGCCTGGCATCGTCACGTCCTACAACCCAGCGACGTACAGCGTCAAGGTCACGCTGCAGCCCGACGAAGTCGAAACTGGCTGGCTGCCGCTTTTGTCTCAGCAGGTCGGCAACGGGTTCGGCCTGTACAGCCCACCAAATCCTGGCGACCTGGTGCATGTGCTGTTCACCGACGGAGAGATTGAAGCAGGCGTAGTCGTCGGAGCGTACTACAACAACGTCGACGTGCCCCTGGCGGTGCCAGCCGGCGAGGTCTGGCTCGTCCATGCTTCAGGCGCATTCGTCAAGCTGACTAATGCTGGCGAGCTGCTCGTGCAAGACAAGGCTGGCAGCATCGTGACCCTTCATGGCGACGGCAAAGGAACCCTGTCGTTCGCTGCGGGCTTGACCATCAACGCCGACACGCAGCTAAACGGCGACCTGCGCGTGTCCGGCAACGTCTCCGACCTCAACACCGGTCACGGCACCCTGGCTGACCTGCGTACTACCTACAACGCCCACGACCACGCCGTGCAAAACGTCCGCGCGGGTACCGATACGGTCACGTCACAGCCGCCAGCGGAGACACTGTAATGAACGAAATCTCTCAACTCGTCGGCGCTGACCTGACCCTGTCCGCCAGCGGAGACCTGGCACTGTCCGATGGTCTCCCTCGCAGCCAAGAACGCATCCTTCGCCGCCTTATGACTAACCCGGGCGACTACGTCTTCCATCCCGAGTACGGCGCCGGCCTTCCCCAGTTCATCGGGCGGCCGCTGTCGGTCGCGGAGGCTCGCGCAGTCATCCGGACTCAAATGCTGCTCGAAGAGGGCGTGGCGCGGGCTCCAGAGCCTCAGGTAGCGGTTGTCGCTATACCTGACGGCCTCAGTGTTTCGATTACGTACACGGACGCTAGGAGCAACGCCCCAGCTGCGTTGTCGTTCAACGTTACGAACTAATCGACAATGGCACTGAAAACAAAACCCTTTACCCAGCTTGTAACCGAAGCAGCTTCCTCGGCCCAGGGCTACGCCCGTGCAACTCTCGACATGTCGGTGGGCTCCGTGCTGCGCGCGGTCTTCGAAGCGAGTGCCGCAACCGTGCTTTGGCTGCAGAGCCTCATCTTGCAGCTGCTCTCGACCACCCGAGCGTCTACCTCCTCGGGAACCGACCTCGATTCCTGGATGGCGGACTTCAGCCTGTCGCGCCTGGCCGCTATCCCGGCCACAGGCTTGGTCTCGTTCTCCCGTTTCACCGCTACCCGGGAGGCTGTGGTGCCGGTCGGTACGCTGGTACAGACCGCCGATGGCTCCCAGCGTTACGCAGTCGTGGCCGATACCGCCTTGTTGTACTACGTCCCATCCCGAGAAGCGTACGTCCTTCCTGCGACCGTTTCCTCAGCAGTCGTAGCCATCCAGGCGGAAGCCGCTGGCAGCCAAGGAAATGCCGTGGAAGGTGCAGTGTCCGTCATCGCGCAGTCCCTGCCGGGTATTGACACCGTGACTAATGCAGCCGGCCTGGCTAACGGCGCTGACGCTGAATCCGATGAGGCCTTCCGCGCTCGCTTCAAGAACTATCTACAGTCGCTCTCCAAAGCGACCAAGGGTGCAATTGGCTACGCCATCACGAGCTACCGTGACGGCCTGACGTACACCCTGACCGAGAACCGGAATCCGGATGGCAGCGAGCATCTTGGCTGGTTCTACGTCGTCGTCGACGACGGCAGCGGTTCGCCTTCCGATACGCTGCTCGCCGGCGTCTATAACGCCATCGACGCGGTGCGTGCGGCCACGGTGTCGTTTGCTGTGTTTCGTCCCGATGTCGAGCTGGCGAACGTGTCGCTCACCATTGCAGCAGAGCCAGGCTACGACCACAACACGCTCGCCCGCCTGGTGCAAGCCGCGGTGACGGACTACATCAACAACCTCCCTCTCGGCGCAAGCCTGAACCACTCGCGCATCGCCCAGGTCGCCTACGATGCCACGCCAGGCATCTCCAACGTTACCGGAATCCTCATCAACGGCGCCACAACCGACATGCCTGCAACGGCCAGCCAGGTCATCAAAGCGCAGACGGTCGCGGTGGGCTAATGGAACCGATTTTCTCCCGCATCAAGCGACTCATTCCGGTCCGCGCCTGGTTCGCAGATGAGACTCCCGTTCTGGATGCCCTGATTGGCGGTATCGCGTCCGGGCTCGAGTACGTCAAAGAGCTCTATGACTACGCACGCCTGCAGACCCGGATTTTGACTGCAACAGATGGCTGGCTGGACGTCATCGCGGCTGACATGTTCGGGCAGTCTATGACCCGCAGGCCTGCGCAGTCGGATGCCAGCTTTCGAGCTGAAATCCTGGCCAGCCTGTTTCTGGAAAAGGCCACACGGCGCTCCCTAACAGGCGTTATCAAAGCGCTTACGGGGCGTGAACCTGTCATCGTCGAGCCCACCCGCCCCCTCGATACAGGAGCCTATGGCGTCGGAATTTGCGGTTACGGCGCAGCCGGGGCCTACGGCTCAGTATCGACCCCTTGGCAGCTGTTCATGACCGTCTACCGTCCTGCAGGTACCGGCGTACCGGGCGTAGCCGGTTATGGAGTTTCAGTCGGAGGCTACGGTGCGCCCTCGCAGCACCAGTACGCGCCGGCCGCGGTCGCCCTCAGCCAAATTACCGACGAAGACATCTATCGAGCGATTGATTCCGCCAAGGCAGCCGGGACCCTGATTTGGGTGCGCATTACATCTGAGGAAGGTCCGAAAGTCGAAGAAAGTGGTCCGCTCATCCTGGACGGCAGCTGGCAGTTGACCGGTAGCTACACACTCAAAGGAGTGCGTAACTAATGTCAAATTTCGACGGAAACATCACTGCCGACCCCGACTGGGTCGACGTGCCACAGCTGAGTGCTGTGTGTAAGGCCCTGGGCGGCGCAGGCGGCCCGATGAACGCGCAGGCGGTTGCTATCGTTGCGCGCTTGGGCTACCTCGCGACTGCTATCGACGCTATCAATGCCGGTTCAGCGCTGCATACGGGCGCCGGCGCGCCTGCCAACGCTCTTGGCGAGAACGGGGACCTGTACATCGACCCCGGTGCTGGAAAGCTATACGGGCCTAAGGCGGCCGGGAAGTGGCCAGTAGCCAAATCGCTAGTCGGACCTGCCGGTGCGCCTGGCGCTCCGGGAGGCCCTGGGCCAGCGGGGCCTGCGGGCCCAGGTGGCGGCTTCATGAATCGAGTCATCTTCGACACGCCAGGCATGCACACCTTCACGGCCACCACCAAGCTCATTTTCATCGAGCAGTGGGGCGGCGGAGAAGGCTCCGAAGGCGGGGGACTAACCCGCGGCGGCGCGTCCGCTGGCTATGCTGAAAAAATTCAAGCCATCTTGATTGGCGACGTCGTCACCGTGAATGTCGGAGCTGGCGGAACTGGCGGCATTGTTAATTCAATCGGCACCCCTGGTGGCGACACGACTGTCAGCGGCCCAGGTTTCAGCATTACGGCCGGCGGAGGCAGCGCTACAAACGGAGGCAGTGCTTACGGCGGCGACGTCAACTTGGTTGGCGAAGGCGCGCGGTGGGGCTCGCAGATGGGCAGCAGCCGCTACCCGGCAAACGGTTCGGCTGCACCACGTGGCGGCCAAGGCGGCAGGGGAAACACTGCGAACAAAGGCTCCACAGGGCAGCAGCCCGGCGGTGGCGGCGGCGGCTCGGATGTCGGCTTTGTCGGCGCTCCTGGCGGTAATGGCCTTGTCGTCATCTGGTACTAACAACACGAAAGCAAAAATGGACCGCAAAATCATCTACCCGGGCGCGATTCCGCTCGAAACCGACCTGCTGCAAACCAACAAGAACGCCATGATGGCGGTAGGCCGCCTGGCCGAAAGCCTGCTTGGTGCAGAGACGCAGTACGCGGGCCTCGGCGTATCGCCAACCCCGGTGCCCAGCCTTGGCATCATTGTCAGCCCAGGCACTGTCTACGCGAAGATGGCGGCTGATGTCGGCACGTACAGCTCCCTGCCCGCCGACGCCACCCAAGTACTCAAGCAAGGCGCGCTGGCGACCGCTGTAACGCTCGCAGTCGCTGCTCCGACCACGTCTGGCTACGCCGTCGACTATCTCATCCAGGTTGCACTATCTGAAGTCGACGTCGAAGGCACCGTCCTCCCCTACTACAATGCCAGCAACCCGTCGCAAGCGTTTGCCGGCCCGGGCAACAGTGGCGCCGCACAGCCAACGATGCGCAAGTGCATTGCCGTCGTGTCGGCAATTGCAGGAGCTCCGGCTCCAGCAGGTTCGCAGACGCCTCCAGCGCCGATGGCCGGCGCGGTGGGGATTGCAGTCGTGACCGTGAACTTTGGCGACGCTGTCGTCCTGTCCGGGGCTATCCGGGATGCCGCGGGAACGCCACGCATCAAGCGCATGACCGGCTTCGCACCGATTGATAGCCCGGAGTTCACCGGTGCGCCGAAAGTCCCGACGCCGGCGCCAGGCGACGCAACGAACAAGGCAGCAAGCACTGCCTTCGTCGCCGCTGCTGTAGCCCAAATGGCCACGGTCGGCGACGTCAATGAGGCTGTGGCAGAGGGCTTCGAGGGCTCCCACCAACTGAACGGCTACCAGAAGCTTCCTGGCGGTTTGATTATGCAGTGGGGCAAGTACGTTGGGGGCACCGACACTGCGACGATTACGTTCCCGATTCCGTTTCCAAACGCGTGCTTGAACGTTCAGGGAACGAGTAGCAATACGTCGAGCGACTCTGAGCAGAACGTGAAGGCCTGGAACTACAGCGCTGCCGGTTTTACCATCCGCGCCTTAGGCAACGAGCGCCCTGCTCACTGGTTCGCCATCGGCCACTGATACACCTTGCGCCGGCGCAAGTCGGCCTGCCCTAAGACCCTTGCGCCGGCGCAAGGGTCTTAGCATCGAAGGGTTTGTATCAGCAAGCCATCGCCTCAACGCCGGGTTTCGCCCACGCCATCACTTCGTCTTGTGTAATCGCCCGGCCCTCGAGACGCTGCAGGCAGAGCTCGTCAACCGTCCCCCGAGCCAAGATGTAGAACTCCCGAACTACGCGGTCATAGCCGCTTTGCAGCTGCCGAACCGGTCCAACACGCTCGCGCACTTGCTGGAACAGCTCCAGGTCGAAAGCGTGAGCAAAGAAGCAGATGTTCCGGCCGCCATGCTGCAAGTTCAACCCGTGGCCCGCAGATGCAGGGTGCACCGCCAGCAGTGGAATCGTCCCGTCACCTTTGTTCCAGTCATCCTCGTCCTTTTGCGTCTTCAGCTCGCGTAGCTCAGGAAAGCGCTTCTTCAATCGGTCTAGGTCCGATTTCAACTGATAGACCACCAGTAGCTGCTCACCCCCCAATTCCTCGATGACGGACTCCAAAGCGTCGAGTTTCTCATCGTGGAGCACCTCATAGTCAGCCTTGCCCACCTCGCGATATACAGCACCGCTGCACATCTGCAGCAGTCGATTCGACAGGACCGCGCTGTTGGGTGCTTTCAAGCCGAAGCCGGCGACATGGGTGATGAACTCTGTTTGCAGTTCCTTGTAGCCAACCTGGACTTTCGGGGGCAGGTCCACCCAAACGTGTGAAATCTGTGGCGCCTTGAGGTCAAAGTAGTCTTCGGGTTTGAGGGTGAGCGCCAGGTCCTTCACCTTGCCCATCACTTGCTCGAGCGCTCCCTTTTTCGGGCTGTACAGGCTCACGTACTGGTCAAGCTTGAACTCGTTGAAGTAGGTGCCGGTCCAGGCGCTGTAGGTCTTCCCAAGGCGCTCGCCATGGTCGAGGAAATAGACTTGGCCAAAGAGGTCCATGAGCCCTTTCGGGGATGGAGTGCCCGTCAGCTGAATGAAACGGGTTCCGGCGGCCTTGGTCGCGTCGTAAAGTGCCTTGGCTCGCTTCGTGCCTTGGCGCGGGCGGAAGCCACGCAACTTGGAAGCTTCGTCAGCTACTACCGTCGAAAACGGCCACGGCATCTTTAACTTGGCCAAGTGGTCGAGTAACCAGGGTAGCGACTCGTAATTGATGCACAAGACGTCAGCGTCTTCGCAAATAGCTTCGGTGAACAACTTCTCACGTTTTTTCGGGGTGTCCCCACAGATGCTGCGCACGTCCAAGCCAGCCAAATGCTCCCATTTCAGCGCCTCTGCGGGCCACGTGCCTCGAGCGACACGGAGTGGCGCAACGACTAGGGCAATGCCCAATTCTCCGCGCTCTTTAAGCGTCGAGAACGCGCTGAGAGTCGAGACTGTCTTACCCATCCCCATGCCGGCCCACAGGGCGCAGCGCACGACCTGCAGCATGTGTTTGATGGCCAGGCGCTGATATTCCCGCGGAGCGAATGGCTTACGCATTGGCCGCCTCCGCCATCTGCGCGCACCAGACGTCGACCTCATCGCGCGAGGACAGCACGATGACGTCCATGCCCTGCTCGAGCATTTCGTCATGCTCGGCCTTTTGCAGCGGCCTCAGCCCTTCACCGGGCTTCTTCAGCTCGATAAACCAGACCTTCGCCTTGCGCGGTCCGCTCGCTTTGATGCCAACGATGCGGTCTGGGACCCCACGATGACCGGGGCTTACGAACTTGCGGCAGTACCAGCCGTGTTCTTTGCAGCGTTTGATGAGTCGCTGCTCGACGTCCTTCTCAATTTCAGGACGGCGAAGTGTTGTTGTTTTTAGCATTAGAAGGGCTCATGGCAAATGCACGCACATGCATGCCCTTCGTGTAGCAACCGCCGTTATACGGGGTGAAATCTGGGGATATACTAAGGGGGTGAACCAAAGGAGAACCCCATGGCCAACCGCGAACTACCTGACTATCTGCCCTCGGATTGGCCGGAGTACGCCGCCATCCCCACGCGCGCCGAATGGGACCGCGCGATGGAAGAAGACCGTATTGCGGAAAGAGCTTTTGAACAGATGAAGCATCCGCGCTCGCAGTCGCCAACACCTGAGTCGATAGCGGCCGGCGAGGCACATTTGGCAGAGGCCCACGTACGCGCTGCGGAGACTGTGAAGGGGCAAATTGAGAGCAAAGAATTGCTTACTGCAGACGAGTTTTGCGACGTTCTCGAAGTAGATGTCGATTGGCTTGACGCCGCTTTGGACGAGTACAGGGTGTTTGCAATTACTGGTCCTGGCGGTCGTGCCTACTATCCTGCGTTTTATGCCGACACGGGTATCCGACGTGAGCACTTGGAGCGAGTCACGCGTACGCTTGCTCTCCTCCATCCACGTTCGCAATTTCTTTTTTATACGACGGTCCGGACGTCGCTCGGCGAGACGCCGCTTGACGCCCTCCGTGCTGGCCGCCTCGACGACGTGATAACCGCGGCATTACGAGCTGCTGCAGACGCTCCGCAACGGGTGCCGTCGATTGTCGAGGTACTCAGTGGAGAGTCTTGGCCGCCCAAGGTCGCGCCACGGCATGACCCTAGCCAGTCGTTTGCCGATGTTCTCAAGGGCGCCAAGCCTCGGTGACGGCTAAACGAGAATCTTTCTCGGACGGCCCCGTTTGGCGGGTCCTTCTGGCTTGGCAGGTGCAGGGGAAGGCGCCGGAGTTTGTATAAACTGAAAGAGAGTGCTCTTGTCCCATAACAGCTTGCGTCCGAGCTGCATCGGTCGGGGTAACAGACCCTGCTTCAGGTAGCTGGTGATAGTGCGTACCGACACTCGTAGCAGTGCGGCGACTTCGTCTTTCGTGATGTACTCCATAACTCGGGCTCCCCATGGCAAGTAAAGCCGTGTAGAACCCGAGTTTTATTTTCTGCCTTACGTTGCCGAAAGAGTTGCGGACGTCAGCAGGCGGTCGGCACCTTCGCGCGTGGCCAGGGTGCCAACAAGGACGGCAGGCCGCAGTTTGACGTAGTGCTGCTGGAGAATCTTGGTATCAGAGTGTCCTGAAAACGCGACGACAGTCTCAAGAGGAGCTTCAACCAGCTCAATCAGGCGGCTAATGCCTTCACGGCGCATATCGTGCAGTCGAACGTCAGGACACCCAGCTTTGTCCGCAGCGCGGCGCCAAGCCTGCGAATAGCCGCCAGCGGTCATGCTGAAGATTCGACCAGATTTCCTCGGCCCGAGTTTTTTCAGCACAGCGACTGCGGCCGGCATTAGTGGGACAGCCCGCGGCTTAACTTTCGTCTTCGAATAGTGTCCAGGCGCCCGAAGCTTGATTTCGTTCTTTTCGAGGTTGACGTCTTCCCACATCAACGTACACAGCTCGCCACGGCGCAGAGTTGTCGAAATTGCCAGCAAGACGTAGCACTGATGCTCTCGGTTGTTCATTGCACGCAGAACGGCTTCGAGAGGCTCATCCGCCAGACGCGTTTCTCGGGGGTCCGGACGCTCCGGAAGTTCCACGGTCATGATTGCGAGTGAAGTCAACCAGCCGCCATGCGCATGGAGAAGCTGTTTCTCCTTGAAGTAGTCCGTTATAGCTCTTCGTAAAAGCACCAGCTCGTGACGGACTGTTTGCGGCGAGACCTCGGCAATTTGTTCCGGAGGCGGTGGAGATGCATCGCTCGCAGAGTGATGCTTCCGGTAATGACGCTGATGCTTCGTCATGTCAGTTTTTCGGACACGCCCAGAACCCAGTAAGCCGGCCAGCCGCTTACTTTTCCAGTCTTCGATGAAACTCGGAGGAAGTTGTCCAAGCTTGAGGTGCCCGAACCATCGCTCTAAGTTCTTAAGGCGTGACTTTTCTTCGGCCGAGCCGGCAAGCTTTTCCACGCGGTGCTGGCGATAGTTGTCGAGAACATCTTGGATAAGGATGTCGCCAGGCAGGAAGGCTTCACGAGGGCTCGCCTCGGGGATGACCGGCGCCGCACTTGGCGACTTCCCTTTCTTGACATCCCGAAAGGCGTCGCGTTCCTTACGCGCCCAGACGAGCGCTCGCTCATAAGCCTCATCGTCGTTAGAGACGGTGATAGATTTTTTCGGGAAGGGGGATACTTGTACA